AAGGCGAAGAAGAAATGAACGAAGCCGCCGAAGAAGAGGAAGAAGAGGAAGAGGAAGGCGAAGAAGAAGAAGAAGAAGAGGAAGAGGAAGGCGAAGAAGAGGAAGAAGAGGAAGAGGAAGGTGAGATGAAAGAATCTTTCAACTCCCTTTTCTCTGGAACCGATCTCTCCGAGGACTTCAAACTCAAGGCCGAAACCCTCTTTGAAGCCGCCGTGAACGAACGTGTTCAGGCTATTGAAGAACAACTTGCCAACAAGTTTACCGATCTTCTTGAATCCGAAGTGAAGACCATTGCCAACGACCTTACGGAAAAGGTTGACTCTTATCTGAACTACATTGTTTCTGAATGGCTCGAAGAGAACAAACTCGCTGTCGAGAACGGCATTCGTACCGAAATTGCCGAGTCATTCATTACGGGTCTTCGTGGCCTGTTCATGGAACACAATATTGCCGTTCCTGAAGGTGAAATAGATCTTTTGGACGAAACAGCAGTAAATCTTGCTAAGGTTACAGAAGAACTCAATCACCAAATGCAAAAGAATTTGAATTTGACTGAACAACTCTCTGCTTACCAAAGAGCCGAAATCTTTGCCGAAGCAACCGAAGGACTTTCCGATAGCCAAATCGAAAAACTCCGCAATCTTGCTGAAAACATGGACTATGACACCAATGACGAGTTCAAGGCCAAGATTGGCGTCCTGAAAGAAAACTACACCAAGACCTCTTCCGAGCGTCCTGTTGTTTCCTCCGTTCAGATCGAAGAAGCCGGAGAAACCGACACCCTTACCGAAGAAACTGAACCAGGCGTTGCTGCTTATATCAACGCCATGACCCGTAAAATCAAGTAAGTAGAAATCACCAAATTACTACATAACCAAGAATCTACAGATTTCAAAGGAGATAGAAAGATGGAAACGACCGCACTACAAACAGAAAGAGCACTGAAGAAGTGGAAGCCAATTCTTGAGCATCCAGAACTTGGTGCAATTACCGATCCATACCGCAAGAGCGTCACGGCTCTGCTTCTTGAGAACCAACAACAGGCAATCAACGAAGCAGCACCAGTAAACGCCCTCGGCGCAGGACTCGCAAATCTCGCACAAACAGGAAACTCTTCGCTACAGTCATTCGACCCAGTGATGATTTCTCTTGTTCGGCGTGCCATGCCAAACCTGATCGCATACGATGTATGCGGTGTTCAGCCTATGACCGCACCAACTGGCCTCATCTTCTGTATGAAGGCTCGTTATGCCAGCAGCAACGGTGGAAGCGTCAGCGTAGGAAAGACAAACTCTGAAGCCCTCGGTCTTACCGCAGCAGATTCTTTCTACTCAGGTACTGGTCCTGGTCAAACGGCAGGTACTGTTGGCGCTGCGTATACACAACCATTCGACCCTAATGGTTCTTATGCCAGAGCCACCGCAGAAGCCACCCTTGCCACACTGCTAGATATGAGTGGTTCTGGTCATCCAAACGGCGTAAGCGGTACTTCTGCTTACTCAGGCGTTGGAATGTCCACTCAAGTCGGCGAAGCGGGTCTGTACACAAACCAAGGTTTCAACGAAATGGGCTTCTCCATCGAGCGTACCTCGGTGATTGCTCGTTCCCGTGCGCTCCAAGCATCCTACTCTGCTGAAATCGCACAAGACCTCAAGGCTGTTCATGGTCTTGATGTTGAAACCGAACTCGCAAACATCCTCACGAACGAAGTTCTTGCCGAAATCAATCGTGAAGTTGTTCGTACAATCTATCAGGTTGCTAAACTCGGTTGCAACACCACCGGTTTCAATGTTTCTCCAGCAGGCGTCTTCGATGTTCAGTTCGACTCCGATGGTCGTTGGGCAGCGGAACGCTTCCGTGGCCTGATGTTCCAGATCGAGCGTGAAGCAAATCAGATTGCCAAGGAAACCCGTCGTGGTAAGGGCAATATCATCATCTGCTCCAGCGATGTTGCTTCAGCACTCTCTATGAGTGGTCTGCTTGAAGCAAATCAAAGCGGTGCGTTTGGTAAGGACATTGACGACACAGGCAATACCTTCGTTGGTACTATCGGTCGCTTCAAGGTCTATATTGATCCTTATGCTCCAGCAGGAACTGACTTCGTGGTTGTAGGCTACAAGGGAACCTCGCAATACGACGCAGGCTTCTTCTACTGCCCATACGTCCCACTACAGATGGTTCGTGCTATCGACCCAACGACCTTCCAGCCAAAGATCGGCTTCAAGACTCGTTACGGAATCGCAGCAAATCCATTTGCCACAAGTGGAAACTCAGTTCTGAACTACGATCTCGGTGTTCAGGCTCGTTCCAACACTTATTATCGTATCTTTGCGGTTTCCAACCTCCACGGCGTAACAGCCGCAGGAATGTGATTCCTGAAAGATAAAGAAAAGTAGATTCAAGGTGATCGCAGGCGGGGAGGAGAAATCCTCCCCGCTTTCTTTTTGCCCCTAAATACCCTTGTCCGTTTGACTTTCTTCTGCCCCGTGGTATACTTTCCTAATGACTTTTGAAGAACTACAAAACGAAATTGAAAAAGACCTTGCGATGGACGATACGCAATTGGATATGGAATCCCTTCGGATTCCCCAACTCCACAACAAGTATCTGAAGTACCTGTATTCCGAAAAACTGTCCCTGAAGAAACTGCGAAATGATTTGGGAGAACTGTCCCGAGTCAAGCACGAATACTATACAGGCAAAATGGACGAAGACTCCCTGAAAGAACGGGGTTGGGAACCGTTCCAACTAAAGGTTCTTCGCAATGATATAGACATGTACCTGGATTCGGACAAGGACATTATTCGTCTACGGAGCCGTATCCAATTACAAGAAGAGCGTGTGGACTACTTGGAAGCCGTGGTGAAGGGCATAGCCAATCGAGGCTGGCTTATTCGCAATGCCATTGACTGGAAAAAGTTCTTGGGTGGTGTGTAAATGAGCCTTCATCATTGGGAAGAATCTGAGATTTCCGATGATTTTCTATCCATAGATACGGATGGAATGAATGAAATTACAGCAACCCAAATTGATGCGGTCTATACCCGAATTGAATGCGACCGTGGAGTGGCACAAGAGATCTCGGATTTCTTTACCTTCAAGGTGCCCGGCTATCAGTTCATGCCCGCATACCGAAACAAGATTTGGGACGGCAATATACGCCTATTCAATACGACAGACCGTCGCCTGTATGTGGGGTTGACGGATTACCTGTCTAAGTTCGCCCAAGACCGTGGCTATCCCCTAAACCTCTGCCGTATTACTGAAAACGCACATTGGGCCACCCGTGAAGAAGTAATCCAATATCTCCAATCCTTGGAACTCACGGCAGCAGGCAAGCCTATCACCCCACACGAACACCAGATTGATGCGATATGCTCGGCCATCAATGAGCAACGATGCCTGCTCCTGTCACCCACAGCCAGCGGCAAGTCTCTTGTGATCTACTCCACAATACGGTATTTGCTTGATCGTGTAGGAGACGACCAGTCCAAACGGATTCTCCTGATCGTTCCCACAGTAGGTCTAGTGAACCAAATGGTTTCTGATTTCAAGGACTATTCCCGAACAAACGGTTGGGATGTGGACCGGCATTGCCAAGCCATTTTCTCGGGCCAAGACAAACACACCCGTGCCCGTGTGGTCATATCCACATGGCAATCCATCTTCCGCATGAAGCCTGAGTACTACAAGGATTTCTTTGCGATCTTCGGGGACGAGTGCCACCTGTTCAAAGCCAAAAGCCTTACTTCTATCATGGAAAAGGCCAAGGGTGCCCACTACCGTATTGGAACCACGGGAACGCTTGACGGCACGCAGACCCATCGCCTGATTATCGAGGGGCTGTTCGGCAAGGTAATAAAAGTCACAAGCACCAAAGACCTTATCGACAAGAATCTCCTGTCCGATTTGGAGATCGAATGTATCACCCTGAAATACCCTGAGAGCGAGCGGCGTGCGACCAAAGGTATGCGGTATGCGGACGAAATCAAATGGTTGAGTCAGAACCCCAGACGAAACCGCTTTATCGGGGAGATGGCAACACGGCTCGGGGGAAACACCCTTGTCTTGTTCCAATTTATCGAACACGGCAAGGAACTACACAGGCTTATAGAAGAACTTTCTGCGGGAAAACACCAAGTTTTTCTTGTGTACGGAGCCACGGAAGCCGATACAAGGGAAGAGGTTCGTCGTCTGGCCGAAGCCAACGAAAATGCCGTAATCGTGGCATCGTACGGCACATTCTCCACAGGCATTTCTATCCGCAGGCTACACAACATCGTATTTGCCTCACCGTCCAAGTCCCGCATACGGGTGCTACAGTCCATCGGCAGGCAATTACGGAAATCCGAACATAAGACCCATGCCCGCCTTTTTGATATTGGGGACGACTTGTGCCTGAAGTCCCACCGCAATCATACCTTCAAGCATCTGACCGAACGGGTGAACCTATACATACAAGAGAAGTTCAACTACCGTATGGTCCGAATTGACCTGTAAGCAGGAGTACCATGACTAAAG